CTAGCCAGGTAACGTGCTTTTGAGATAAGTTTATTATCCTTAAAGTACATCATCCTACCGTTTTTAGCTCTCTTAGCCCGTAATACCATTATATCTGTATACCCAAATCCATTATATAACCTTATTCCATCTACATCTACACTTATATTCCCACTCCTTATCTAAAGAATAATGAGCGAGAACTTATTGAGTGCGTATTCAGCTACGCCAAGCTTTGCAATATGGGATGGTGAACACGCCATTCTAAACTTTACAGGAAAGTTAATACCTGATTTTGTAAAGGTAGATGCTAATGGGAAAGAGCAACATTACTTAGGGATAGAAGTTAACTTGATCTCTCATAGTAATGAGAACTATTCTCATAGGCATGATTCAGTTTGTATATTCCGAACTGGTAAGACATCTACACTAGCAAAATGGGCTAATGACCCAGAAGGGGGTATTAAAAGCCTACCAGTAAACAAGAAAACAGTCTTTAAAGTTTTTAATTCTGCTAAGTTAGGTTTTGACTTAAGGATCGAATCATGAGCCTTGAATTAAAGGGCATGGATGGTAAATGGCATGTGCATGCAAGTGTTGACATACTACGAAAGCATAGAGGTGAACATAACCATGGCGATGTCATGCTCGAATTACTTGCGAGTATAGGTCAAGAACTAGAGAACATCACCGAACTCCTTGAGCCTGAGTTTAAGGATAGGTAGTTAATTGTATGTGGAAAGTAGATACAGTGCCTTATTATGGCTTAAAAGTGCGTTATTTGCGTATTCCCAAGCCTTTTGATACTGTATCTGCTGCACCACTCTGCGAGTTTGTTGCATTTTGGATGATCGGAAGTAATTTACTAGCTGCAGCTTGAATATACCAGGGTTGTCCACTCAAATCTTTTGTCATATTATGCAATAAACTTAATTGTGATCCTTCTTCACTTTTTCCTAATTCTTTTGCAGCATTACCCATAGCTCCACTCCAAAATTTTTGTAATGATTCCCTGGCTCTTGGCAACATAAACTCCTCAAAATCTTTTAAAGTTTGTTCTCTTATACTTCTTACTATAACTTCTAATCCTTCATTAAGGGCATTGTCAGATTCTTCACTTAATAACCACGTTTCAATCTTTTTCTGAGTCTTTAACGGTATCCAAAATGTATAAATGAGTAAGTATAATAAAAAGCTCATAATCCAAACAATTAGGAATTGTTCGTCGTTCATAGGAGGAAGTCTCTAATTGCTTGTTTGATGATTTTAAGCGCATAACCTTTTCTTATTAGACAACCCTGAATATATATCTGCTTAGTATAATCATTTTTTAAGTACCCTGGAGTGTCTCTATTATATCCGTTAAGACAATCGCCATAATCAGCTAAGAATTTTACTTTATCTATTTCGTCAGGTAAAATTTCTTCTACTATATCTTCTTTAGTTGGTATTATTTCTATAATATCTTCTTTTGTTTCTTTAACTATATCTTTTACTGCATCAGGTATATCTTGTAAAGTTTCTACTAATGTGGACCAAATAGCCAGGGCATCTTCAACCCCATCATACATAGAAGCTAAAACAACACCTTTAGGTAAATTAAGATCAACTGCAGGTATTACTTCTGCTATTGCAATAAATCTGGATAAAGCCTGAGCTCTTTTATCAAAATTAGTAAAGCCATACCATAAAACACCCTGGATAAAAGGTTGGAATATTGGCATAACAACCTTAACAGTTTCTATCCAATCTATTTTTTTAACTATTTCGTTAAGTTCTTTTGGAAGTTTCATACAACACGCAAATAAGCAAATTGTAAATTACGAATACCGCCCATATTATTAGTTAATTTAAACTGTAAATTCTTTTGACCTGCTAATTGTCCTTGTATAGCATAGATATTCCATACATCACCTGTTAACGCTTCGGCACCGTCACTAAACAATAAGTCCATATCAGGTGTGGCGGCATTAGCTGGAACGCAACCCCTTAATGCGGCTGCTGCATTAACTGGGGTTAAATTAGCGAAAGGAGAAGTACTAGGCCCCATAACTGCTTCAATAGCAATATTACCCGATGCACTAGGTAATACTGCTATAAAAATATCGTTATAATTTGTCATGTCAATATATTGTTGGTTTGCGCTTTGTGGACTTAGTACTGATGCACCATTAGCTATTGCTTCATGAGTTGGATCAATTAGAAAAGCAGTATCGCTTTCTGTTACTCCGGTCCATTCACCTGTCAAAGCATTAACTGTACCAACTGTAATGGCTGGTACTACTTCTTGTCTAACTTTTATGTTAGAGTCAACTGGGTCAGTCTTAATCCCTTGGGCAGTTTCTGCACTCCAGGGTGCAAAATTGGTTTTAGCCATTATTCAAAAGTCAAAGTAACTGCAACATCGACTGCAGCAGTTGATCCAACTTGTGCATAAGCTATTTCACAACTATTTCCAGATTGCACAGATAGATTAGTATCTTGCTGAATGAAATTCATATTTGAACCTGTTGAGGTTCCCATTGTGTTTTGACCACCTGCACAAAATACTGCAGAACCATCTCTCATAGCATTTCCAGATATAGATACTAGACCTGCATATTCCTCACCAGCTCCATCTGCAGCTTGTGATATTGAGATATGACGAATTGCTGATACTCCAGCAGGTACCGTGAAAGAACTGCTTACAGAACTCCCAGCGATTTGGTTCAAACTTACGAACGATGTTGATCCAGTTAAGGTACCAGCAGGTGCGCTTCTACTTATTACGATTGCCATTTTTAGATTCTGAAGTAAAGTTTACTTCCTCCTAATTTTAGTTGGGGAAACTGTCGACGTGCAAAAGCTCCTAAGAGCGCTACACCTCCAGCAGTCACTAATGTCTTTCTACCACTATCTTTTGCTATCATATCAATAGCGTTTCCTGATAATGTACTAAATGCTTTTCCTAGTTCACCATCGGTAACATCTTTTATGACACCTTCACCTAAACCTTTTCCAGATTTTGATGTTGTAGCATTGTTTAGGTATGCTGCTATTGCTAGTCCTGACGCCATACCTGTAACGCTTGGATGTGGTAATGTTCTTTTCATTCTTTTAACTCCATTTTTAGAGGGCTTACGGGCTCGTGATCGCTTAGTTGTCTTGGATGAGCGAGACTTACTAGCCAGGTAACGTGCTTTTGAGATAAGTTTATTATCCTTAAAGTACATCATCCTACCGTTTTTAGCTCTCTTAGCCCGTAATACCATTATATCTGTATACCCAAATCCATTATATAACCTTATTCCATCTACATCTACACTT